GATAATCGACGGGGATGGTGTCACGCAACAGGCGCTTCTCGCCATGAAGTCCACGCAGTTCAAAAAGTCAAAGCAGTGGAACTCTGCCATGCGTTCCCTTAAGATGAAAGATGCAAAAGGCAACATGTTTACGCCGCCTCGCTTCAGCCATATTTGGCGTCTGGAGACAGTGCCCGAGGAGAATAAAAGTGGTACGTGGCACGGATGGCAAATCTCAAAGGATTCTCAGATCGAAGATGCAAGCCTCTACGCCGAGGCGAAGCTTTTCGCAGAATCCATAGAGGCTGGAAAGGTGAACGTTCAACATCATCAGGGGGATGAATCGTCATCCTCTGACGAGAACGTACCCTTCTAGCGGGAGGGGGGAGGTCCTGACTCCGCCTCCCCCTTCTTTCTCACCATGAAAAAAGAAATCGAGAGATACGCACGGCTCTTCCGTGGCCTAAACAGGGCCTACGGGGCTGTAGACCTGACCGGAAAAGATGCGAACGGCAAGCAGAAGGGCAAATACAAATTTATTCACGAACCACGGACCAGTGCCACTTATGACGCCCACCTGAAAGGCGAGGTCAGCATAGGCGTCGTCCCAATCAACGAGGACAATGTTTGCGTCTGGGGTGCTCTTGATATCGACCAGTACCCACTAGACCACTCAGAAATTATAAAAAACCTGGAGCAACTGAATCTCCCCCTTGTCGTTTGTCGGAGCAAAAGCGGGGGAGCGCACATCTATCTGTTTATGAAAGAGTTTGTAGACGCAGAAAAACTGCAACTGAAGCTAAAGGAAATTGCTTCGGAAATTGGTTTTGGCGGATGCGAAGTTTTCCCTAAGCAGATACGGCTCGTTCTTGACCGTGGGGACAATGGAAATTTTCTGAATCTGCCCTATTTCGACCATGAAAAGGGACTGCGTTACGCGATAAAGGATGACGGAACAGCGGCCACCTTGGAAGAGTTTCTAGACTACGCCGAAGCCGCCTCTATAACCGAAGAGCAACTGGACGGCCTTCTTGAAAAAGAGTCCCAGGAAGTTGACCAGAAGCTGAAGGATGGACCGCCATGCTTGCAGGCGCTTTTACGACAGGGCTTTCCTCAAGGCACACGGAACAACGGCCTGTTCAATCTTGGCGTCTACCTTCGCAAAGCTCACCCAGACGACTGGGACAAAAAGATCCTCGAATACAACCAGAAAATTATGGACCCACCCCTCGACCTGACCGAGGTGAACGTTGTCGCAGATCAGGTCAAGAAAAAGGACTACCAATATAAATGTGCCGACCAGCCCATCTGTAATTTCTGCAACAAGGATCTTTGCCGTAGCCGGAAGCACGGAGTCGGTGGTGGGGCCAATACACCTTCGGTAGCCAACCTGCGAAAGTACGACAGCGAACCACCCCTCTGGTTCCTGGACGTGAATGGAAGTCCTGTCGAACTGGATACAGAGGGCCTACAAAAGCAGCCAAGATTCCAGATGCTCTGCATGGACCAGATCAACTTCATGCCGCGCACCATGTCCAAGCAGGCGTGGGAGACGCTCATAAACATGTTGCTGAGTACGATGCTCGACACAGAGGGCGCGGTCATCACAACAAGTGACGATACGAGCTTGAGCGGGCAGTTCTATGATTTGCTGGAAGAGTTTTCGACGCACATGCAGTCCGCGATGGACAGAGAGGAGATCCTGCTTCGTCGCCCATGGACCGATGAGGAAGCGGGGCGAACCTACTTCCGGCTGAAGGATTTTGAAGCTTTCTTGAAACGCTCAAAATTCTTCGACTACCGATCAAATAAAATAGCCCAAAGGCTTCGAGAGATAGATGGAGCGGCAGAACAATTCAGGATTAAAGGACGAACTGTTCGTTGCTGGTCTGTTCCGGCTTTTGCCAAAATTGAAGATGGCTTTGAAACACGGTTCAACGACGCCGATGAGGATGTTCCCTTCTAATGAAGAAAAACGAAACACCATTCCAGCACACACCGTGGAAAAAAATTCTGCGGCAATTAAGAGAAGAGGCTGGGCTCACCCAGCAAAAACTGGCGCATAAAAGTAATATGCCGCAACGCACTATTGCCGAGTATGAAAATTGCGGAAGTCCCAGAGAGCTTTCGATATACAAAATCGAAAAAATCTTGGATACCCTTGGCTACGAGGTCGATGTGTTCCTGAGAGACAAGGGTTAGGGGGGATGTTCAGGTATTTCGGGCCACCCGGAACAGGTAAGACAACAACCCTGCTTAACCAAGTTGACCAGCTACTGTCGGGAGGAATGAGCCCCAACGACATAGGCTATTTTGCATTCACGCGGAAAGCGGCCCACGAAGCACGGGACAGGGCCGTGGCACGATTCAATCTGGACCCCGAAAAGGACTTCCAGTATTTCCGCACCTTGCACAGCCTAGCTTTTCAGATGCTTGGACTGTCTGGCTCACAGGTTCTGAGCGACAGGAACCTTAGAGATTTTGGAAAAACAACAGGCATTGATCTTCTACGCTCCGGAACCGAGCACATAAGTGACGACGGTTTTACCCTGCTCAAGAGCAACAACCCGACGATGCGGGCTATCGACCTCGCAAGGAATACCCTGCGAGGCCCCCGTCACGCCTACAATGTGACCGAACTGGGCATCCCTTATTACGAGTTCGAACATCTCTTCCATGAGTACCAGCGTTTCAAGGAAAAAAACGGGCTGAAGGATTTTACCGACATGATGGTGGATCTTTCCAACAAGCCTTCCGCCATACCACGTTTGAAGGTGGTTTTTCTGGACGAGGCGCAGGATCTTACGCCGCTCCAGTGGAAAGTAGCTCACCACCTCAGTGATAAAAGTGACCGCATGTTTGTGGCTGGAGACGATGACCAGGGAATCTATAGATGGGCCGGTGCCGATACAAACCATTTTGTCACGCTGGCTGGTGGATCTGAGGTTCTCTCCCAATCCTATCGAATCCCCCGCAGTGTTCACCGTGTGGCCGACGGCGTTGTCAGCCGCATCCGTTCGCGCCAGAAAAAGATCTGGCTTCCGCGAACTCAGGAGGGAAGTGTCGAGCGTACCTATGACCCCAACACGGTCGATTTCAACGTTCATGGCGAGGGAGAAAACTGGCTGATTTTGGCGCAGGCAAATTACATGCTTGACGACTTAGCCGAACGCCTGACCTCCAGCGGCCAATACTTCGAGCGAAAAGGAACGCCCTCGCTCAAGAAAAATGTCCGTAATGCAATAAGCGCGTGGAGCCATCTTCAAGACAGTACAGGCCACGAGATTAGCCAGAAAGAAGCCCTCAATCTTTATGAGCACATCTCAAGCGGAAAGGGGCGCTTGAAGCGAGGCGCAAAGAAGATGTTGGCCGGAACATCCGAGCAAGACCTTTTCAGCCTGTCAGCACTGCGCCAGCATTTTGGTCTGGAAGCAGAAAACAACACATGGGACTTTGTTTTGGACCGGATAAGCGACGAGGACCGCGCCTACGCCACTGCTCTCCTCAACCGAGGAACCAACATTTTCGAGAAGCCCAAGATCAAACTGTCCACGATCCACGGTGCAAAGGGGGGCGAAGCCGACAACGTTCTTCTTTATCTAGACCTCTCGGGCAAGGCGCTTACGGAGATGGAAAGGAACCCCGATGACGCACTCCGGGTCCTATATGTAGGCATCACGAGAGCGAAACAGAATCTTGTCCTCAAGATGCCCGACGATCCCCAGCGGGGGTGGGCTATATGAAAAGGGTCGTCATCGAGAGTCCCTATAACGGGGACTTCATCAAAAATGTGAGATACGCGCGGGGCTGCTTATGGGATTCCCTCTCACGACAGGAATCCCCCTTCGCCAGCCATCTCCTCTACACCCAGGTTCTGAATGACAAAATCCCCGAACAGAGAGAGATGGGAATGAGCCGTGCTCTTGCATGGTACGACACAGCAGATCTGTGTGCGGTTTACACTGATCTCGGAATTTCCAGTGGCATGGAACAAGGCATCTTATATGCCGAAAGCATAGGTTTGACAGTAGAAAAAAGGAGTATAAAAGATGCCAGCAAAACAAGCTTTGGACCGAGCTTCGCTTTTAGTGGGTGGTGACCGTGCAGAGACTCACGGTTCGATGTGGGAAAATCACGAAAACATTGCGAGGCTTTGGAATGGCTACCTCCACAACAAGGGTACTATCACGGCGGAAGACGTTGCCAGCATGATGGAGTTGCTGAAGATTGCGAGACGAAAACTTGGCACATTCAACGAAGATGATTATGTTGACGGAGCCGGTTATGCGGCAGTGGCGCTCGAATGTGCAGAAGAACAAGAAGAAATAAAAAGACGAGCACTGGCGAGGGTTGAAAGTAGAGCACAACTTGCAAAAGATTTGGAGCCCGGCCTGAACGAATTGTTTGGACCGCCGGACGACGAGAGATTTAACGGGCGCTAGATGAATGAAAAAGAACCTCCAACGACCAGTGTGGGGCGTAAAAACGGAATGGGTTCCTCCGGAGGAACTCCCCCCGACGCCCGTCGGCATCAAAGAAATCGCGATTGATCTTGAGACCAAAGATCCACGTCTCAAGTCCCATGGACCTGGGTGGCCTACCGGACACGGAGATGTTGTCGGTATCGCCGTCGCATATGAAGGTTTTAACGCCTACCTTCCTATTGCACACGAGGGCGGCGGCAACCTTGACCGCAAG